TACTTCTTCGAGCGGCCTACCTAACTCGAAGGCAACGTTATACAAAAGAAAGGTACTGGGGTGGTCCCTTAGGTACCTTTCTTGTCGAGAAAATTTACCTCCGATAACTCCTGGATAGCTTCTGAAAGACGCACGAAGTCCGCTCCGAACGGTAACTGTCGCAACCCATCGTGATCGGCATCTTCGAAGATGTGCTCGTCAGTCCCTGGAATGAAGGCCTGTCGAACCAAGACATCCGTCAGAGCTTTCTGGCGGTTCTCCTCGGTCTGCGCATCAATAATCTCGCCGAGTAATGGCTGGCGTAGCTCAATCTGCGCGCCGAAGAACTCGATCACCTTGCTTTTAGGCTGCTTGGTCGAGAAGATGGTGGAGCGAAGCAGATCACGCTTGCTCATATTCAAGGTTTCAGTCATAAGAGCCTCCCAGCTCGAGTACTACCCACACTATTATGGGTGGACTACGGGTGCGTTGCAGCCCTGGAACTTGACTGCAAAGTCGTTCATGTTCTCCAGACCTCCTGAGAGCGACACATCCACGACGACTGCGTCGCCCTTGACGCCGGTAGTACCATCGTGAAGGTAATTGACGTCGACGAGAGCGGTACCAGCCCAGGCTGTAAGAGCCTTCTGAATGGCGACGGAGAGTGTCGTCGTTGCATCGTGCAACCACCTGAAAGGTAGCAACACATTCGCTTGATCGGGAACGGCGAGGGTAAAGTTGAGGGTCTCCTCCTCCAGCGCTCCGACGTCGCCGGAAGATCCCGTGACCATCGCTTTGAAGAAGCCTCGAGCTACGCTCTTCCCGACACCATCTGGATTGATCTCCACAATCAGCTCGGCGCGGGTGGTGAGGAGTGTTCGGAAGTCGTTTGCGGTGGCGAACACACCCTTGAGCCCGAGCTGAACGGTGCGGAGGCCGACCTCGTATGTCCGGAAGCCGTTGTTACCTTGCGCGATGCCGAAGTCGGTATTCTCGATTGCGGCCATCGTCTGCGTGAGATCGAACGACTGCGCCTTGCCGATCTGCGTCATCGGGAAATATGCACCGGTAACCGTGATGGGAGTGGTAGGGGTGTAGCTTGGTGTGAAGGTCACCTGACCGAAGAGCCAGTTGATCTCCAGAATGTTCGACGCATTCACCAAGACTGCGTTATCGAAGACGTTCGTGGTGACCGATCGATTCCAGACGTTCTTCGTGGCGTTGGTGATCTTGTACGTTTTGCCGGAGACCAACGACATTGCTTCAACGGAGAAAGGCGTAGAGGTGCCACTCTTCAGGAGCTTCGCCACGTAACCAGCGAACCCTTTGTAGACGCCGTTTGCAGTGACCATCCAGCCGATCAGACCGGTTTGACCGCTCTGATAATCCTGACCGAAGATGGTGTCCTTGATATCGGCACCCTCGTAGGAGATTTCAGCCTTGCTTCCTGGCAAAGTAAACCAGGTCACACCGTTGTCATCTGAGATCTGGACTCGCTTTGCCATTTCACTCTCCTCACACGATGTTGTCGCGCTGTGTTAGCGCATTAGCAGCGGGGTGTATGATCGCCCTGAAGTTAACACTGAACTCAGGCCGCTCTTTGTCGTCGTATCCCATGAACCCGATATCGCCGAGCATAATAACGCTAGCCCAGCGATCAGTGCCAATGTCTTGAGGCGTAAGTCCCAGGATGACATCCTTGACTTGTTTCGCCTTGTCGTACGTGTCCGGGTATCCATTGATCGACCCCCGAACACGTGCTTGGAAGGTGGGGTAATCCAAAAGCCACCGTGGATCGGGGTTCTGCCCCCCGCTATCGAAGAAGGCGATGATCTTGTCAGGCGATGGATCCATCCTCCCCACTCGAAGCAGCCAGCCTGAAGAGCCGCCAACCACAGTTGCGGGGAGGAGACCTGAAGCGGTATCTGCAGGACTCGGCATTCCTCCACCTTATACTCCCGCGCCACCCATGAACATGCGGTATTGAAAGGCGATCCTGAAGTAGATCCCTCCAAGATCCTCAAGTACTGCGCGCTCCAAGAACTTGGCCTGGGTCGGGGGTGCGTGTCTCACATCCAATCGCTCATGTACGTACGGAGCATAATCGGGATGGCCGTCCTTGGCATACCCCATCTCTACTCGCATTCCCGTACCACGGTGCTGCCTGTACGGTGTGTGCTCGAGATACGCACTACCCACTAGTTCCCCTGTGTCCTTGGGGCAATATTCCTTGGACTTTTCCAGCGTAGGCTTCAAGGCTTCTACGCAGACTTCTGCCGTCACACCATCGAACTGATCGAAGATCCCGATGATCTCCGTCTCCAGTTCTTTGACAACGCGGCTCATCCTTGCGACGAACCCTGGCTCTGATGCCCAAAGCGCATTCGGCGCCGCCAAGCGCGACAAGCCGTTCCGAAGTCTTAGGCGCGGTACAGTCATAGATACGCCATGAAGAGCGACGTTAGGTTGCGGAGATTCGGGATCCTCCCTGCTGCCTGTACTTCCCAGGCACCATCAACGCTCAGAGGGGAGACTGCTGTGGAAACCCCCAGATACAGGTAGCTATCTACCGTCACATTCGTCCCATCTTGTATGTAAACCTTGGCTTTACTGACCGTCTCCTTGCCGTATTTATCCCGGAAGGTTTCGACCTTGTCTTCCCATCGTCCCTTGACCGTGATGGGCGTCGCAAACGAGGGCTTGCCGTACTTATCGATCCCGGAGACCGACCAGTACGTTACCTTCTGTTTGAAGACACGGGTTGGGTTCATGGTTATGGTTATGGTTATGGCTATGGCTGATCTGCTACCGTAGCTTCTTCGATGGCACTATCCCCAATGACTTCGAACGTGGCCTTCAAACCCTTATTCGTCGATAACGCCGCTAGAATTCCCGACGAATCGAGAATAAGAGCCTGTTGACCATATCGAGTGAATGCGAGGCCCGTATCCTTGTCCCCAGGGACACGGTATGAATCGTCAGAGTCGCCGAGCTTCTGACGTCGCATTCCGCCTTGCTCTTCTGTCAGACAACAGAAGTGAGCTGCCAGGTAGAGGACGATCTGCTCCAAACGCGCAGCAGAATGTCCCGAACCTGACAGTTCCTCGTCCACGAACAGCTGAGCCGTCGTGATGAACGTGGTGGTATCACGAGCAGTGTCAATAACGGCTTTGACGTGGGAATCAAGGACGGCCATTGACTCTTCTCATGACTTGTTAGCTACAAGGACTACCGCTTTCCTGCGGCAGGAGGAGCAGCAGCAGCCTTCTCGGCTTCCTTCGCTGCAGCAACAGCCGCTGCTGTAGCCGACTTCGACCTCGCCGTACGCGCTGCGTAGGCCTCTTGATCTTCGAACTTGTCCTTGAAGTTCTCGAACTGCTCATCCGTCAGCGGGACGAGCTCTCCGATCTTGTAGGCAAGTTCCGTTCCGTCTTCATCCCAGCCGAAGTGCTTGCCGGTGAGAAGTACGTATTCCTTCTTCTCTGCTGGCCCTTTTCTTGCGGCTGCCGCTGCGGTTCCCTTTGGGTGGTAAGGCTGTGGCATGTTCATCTCCGATCATGCTAGAGGTGGTAGCAATAACGGGACGAGTGGTACCCGAAACCATACCACTCGTCCCTCGTACGACACCGCTGTCACTCCTCCAATCGGGTTAGGAGTAGTGGACGATGCCTGACTGCAGCTCTGCGTCGTTACGAACGCGCGGCAACATGATGGCGAGCACCTTGAAGTGCTTCACGAACCCACCGTGAGAATCCCACTCGACCAGGGTCGGCTGGATTCCGTCGATCATATCGACAACGTCCTTGGCGAAGTTCACCATGACGACGTTAGAAGCGGTGAGCTCCTTCGTCGGTTTGATGAACTCGATGCCCGGCACCTCGAGAAGACGCTGCAAGATCGTCTTGTCGGAGTTGGCCTTGAAATCGTTGCCCATTCGAACGAAGGCGGTGATCGGCACGTACAGGCCCCAAGGCCCGAACATGTTGTCGTCGACCATCTTCTGGATCATCGCCAGCAGATCGGTGAGATACTGATCACCAGTTGCCGCCGTCGCCCAAGACGCCGTTACCGAGCCGGTATTCCGGTTGGTCGCGTTGGTATAGCCGAAGATCGTGTTGTTCGAGCCGAGACCGGTATAACCCAGCCAAAGCATCGACTCAATACGCTCGACGACCATTCGGGTGGACCGCTCGATCTGCATTGTGTCGAGGGGCTGACCGGTACGCCGGCTAGCTTCCAGGGCACGAACGTTGATGTTGAAGTCCTTGTGGATGATCGGGACGGGAATGCCGGTGAGCGCGAACTCGACGCGGTCATTCTGGGACTCCGAGATACCCGACATGGTGATGTCGGCCGGAGTCATCTCGGTCACGGTCTCCCATTCGACTCGGGTGATACCGAGTGCGTTGTTGAGCCGTAAGACGAGGCCTTTTCGCATCAGATCGGCGACACCGATCAGATTCTTGCGTGCGACCTCGACGAGAGCCGTGTCGTACAACTTCCACTCATCCTTGCGGAGGGTGTCGTTCGTACGCAACGCGTTCACGTTGAACCCGCTATCGAGAAGACGCTGGGCAACCATCCCACCGCCCTTAACACCTCCACCTGCAACCTTGGTGAGGGTGTCGATCTGCACCGTGTCGTTCATCTGCATATTCCTTTCGATGCTATCGACGGTGGTCGATTAGGTAAGCATGATACGGAGGCGAACCTGCGTACCACCAGCCGAGTTGTCGACCGCCTCGAGGGCGACGCCAATCTGAATACCAGTAGTGCGCAAACGGACCGTTCCGTCAGCGGCGGCTTCGATTTGCGACCCGATAACGACTGCAGTCGCAGCCGCTGCCAGGAGAGCGTTCACTTCGCAACCCGCCGTGAGCGTCTCGGCTTGGACGTAATCGTTCACGACGTAGTTCGTGTCGATATCCTTGCCGTTGTGATCGTCCTCGACCGCGAAGGTAGCATACTTGAGGAGTGCAGTAGCCGCCACGACGAGGGTATTGGTCGAGGTGAGCTGCACCAGACTTCCCGGCTTGATGGTGCCGCCTGCGGCCCGCTCCATCCGGTAACCACGACCCTTGAGAAGGATCGTGCGAGTGATCGTCTTTGCCATGAGAATAATCCTCTCAGCGGTTTAGTGGTGGATGAAGCGGCTACGCAGTCTTCTTGCCGCCTTCGACGATTTCCGGCTCCCAGCACCGCGGGGCGTCCGGAACTCCCTCGTTCGATGCCGCTTGCGCGGTGATCGGACGTGCTTGGCCGTCGTAAGTCGGAACGTCGGCCAGTTGGGCAAGGTTCTCGAGCATGTCGAGAGACATCACCTTGAGAGCGTCGTCGCCGAACTTGCAGCGGTTGGTCTTCTTGAGATTGGCGATGAGCTCGTCCTTGCGGCTCTGATGCAGCTTGACGGAGCTGTTCAGAACCTCTTGGATTTCGGCCGGCGCCTGAGCGATATACTCATTGACCGTTCGCGGCGGCGCCTTCTCGGGCTCCTGAGCTGCCTTGAGAGTCACCTTCGTATCGGTCACTTCGCCCTTCTCGTTGACGGTGATCTCGACCTCGTTCCCATCCTTGTCCTTCGACTTGTGGATGGTAAGCCTGGGTTCGACGGTCGTGATGGCTGCGGTCTGCACAGTCATGACGGCTGCGGTCTGCGTAGTCACCTCGTCCTTCTTCTTCTCCTGGGTCTCAGGAGCCTTCACTTGCGTGGTCATGTTTGCTTGCTCCGTTGTTTCCTCAGGCTCCTTGCCCTCGGAATTTGCTACAGGAAGGATCTTGGTGATCAGGACCACTTCCTCGATGTTGTCTTTCAGCGTCACCTTGCCGTCCTTCGCGATGTCGAAGCCGCGTCGGAACGTCTTGTAGGTCCCGCTGAACTGGTCGTATTGCTCGTACACCACCATCGACGGTGTCATACCGATGACGTAGGAGTACTTCTGCATCTTCTGGAGCGCGGCAGAAATGAGCTTGCGCGCATCTCCGTCGAGCATTGAATCGGGGAAGGATTGCGCGATGATGTTGAGCGCAACACCACCTGCTCCCGTCGCTTCGTAAGCGCCAGGATTGGTGACCTTTTTCATCTTCTTCCTCCGTTTCCGTGCAGCAGCACGCTCTTCGGTGGAGACCTCGTTGAGGTCGAGATCAAGATCGAGCAGAGTATCCTTGCTGACGCCATCGGCGATGCCATTCGTCTCCTTGGTATAGTTGTCGTAGGCGCCGGGGACGTTCGTTGCGATGTCTTCCACAGTTGAGCCAGTAGACTTTAACCCGATTGTGGTCGTTTCCTGTTCGTGCACTGCTTCGTTTGCAAGGGTCACTTGACAGTCTCCGTTTCCGTTACACCCACAACCGCAGTCAGCATTGACTCGAAATAGGGACGTTGAATTCGTTCGAGGTGCTCCGCAACCATCTTCGTTGGAGCAAGCACCCAACGTGCCATCAGGTAGAAAGGCAAGATGGTCAGGAACAATATTGCGCTGTATGGCGATGTAATCTTCGCCGTTGAACTCACCAGCCGTCTCCTCGATCTGCGAGAAATATCCCGTGGATACTTCGATCATTTCTCCTGCTTGGAGCGCTTTGAGGGTCGCTTTCGAGTTGGTATTGAGACCCTTAGCCCGGACAACTTCGACCCAAGCTTCCGTGTGGAGCTTTCCACTTTTGACGCGGGTGTTGAAGAGTTGTCCAATCTGATATGACTTGAGCGTCGAAGGACTGTTGGCACTGACTGGATTCCCTTCATCGTCGATGGGGTGTTCCATCGTGAGAGGTCGACCATTCCATCCCTGAGGAAAACGGCCGAACTCTTCTGCTAGCGCTAGCTCTGGTCCCGCGGCCATCATCCCTTGGATGACGCCTTCAACGAGAGCAACGACGGGGACCACGATGTAGTCCTTACCCAGGAAGGTTTCCTTACGGTAATTACCGTCGACGTGGGCCCTAATGCCGTAGAAGCGCTTCACTTCATGACTACCTTGATCGTGACTATTATAATCGGTCAACGTGGGGGCTTCACGGAGAAAATGATGGTCAAATTTTGGTCCTAGTCATTCATGGGATCCTTACTCTCCACATTTGACCAGAGCGACACAACACTGCTATCAGAAAGATTCGCCTTACATTGGACTCTATAGGTCACATCCTCGAGAAGTCCCGAAATACGATGGGAGACCACCGTTCCAAGGATGATAGGCGAACCTTGAAGGCGAGAGCTTGGGGTTGCGTCTACCCCTTCCATTACAGAGATAGTCCAGGTGGATCCTGTAATGGAGAGTCCACCTGCTATATCGTTGACGAAGTCGAAGGAGTACAATTCGTTCTCCCCGACGTCAGAGCGATCGAAGTCTCTTCCAGCATACATGACTTATTCCTCCTCGATGTAAACTTCAGGTCCCATGATGTTACGGACACGAACATGTGAGTTCGATGTTAAGCGAATCTTCCGTTCAGCATTGGATATGGGCTCACGTAACAGCTCGATTGAGACTGCGGCAGCTGTCCCCGTGGCAAAGGCAGACGCAATTGCTCCATCGATGAAGCCTACTGCAAGACCTACACCATTACCAGTAGCAGATCCCACAGATGCTGCGGTAGATCTACCGATACCAAGGGCAGCACCAATTCCTGTGGCACTTCCGATAGATTCGGCCGTCGAAGTGGTTGAAGCTGAGGCGGCACCTATCCCAGCGGCAGTAGCGATCCTCGAAACTATCGAGATTCCGATACCTATAGCAGCTCCAGTTCCTGTTGCACTCGCAATAGAAACGGCAGTACTACTACCTATCCCTATTGCGACTCCAGATCCAGTGGCTGAAGCGATGCCAGAGGTAGTAGCTCTTCCTATACCAGTAGCAACTCCGGTACCAGCGGCGGTGGCTATAGCAGCTGCGATACGATGTCCTACTACAGAAGATGCCCCTGTTCCAGTCGCGGAAGCAGTAGCTACGGCAGTTGAAGATCCAATACCCGATGCTGCACCGGTTCCAGACGCTACACCTTGATTTCCAGCGTCGTTGATACCTGTAGCGGCACCAGTACCCGAGGCGTTGGCGACAGACGCAGCGGTGGAGATACTAGTAGCTAGAGCTGTTCCGGTACCAACTGCGGATGCTGTACCTGCTTTGAAAGCAGCCCCTACTATAGAAGATGCTCCTGTTCCTGTAGCGGAAGCAACAGAAGCTGCGGTTGATATACCGATACCAGAAGCTACACCGGTTCCCGCAGCGGAAGCAACTCCATTAGTGGTAGCGATCCCGATACCTACAGCAGAGGCAGCACCTAGGGCTGTAGCGGAGGCGGTCGCGGGTTTAAGGCTTATCCCGACGGCGCTAGATACACCTGTACCTGTAGCGGAGGCTATAGCGGAGGTAGTAGAAGCACCTACAGCCGGAGAAGCCCCTGTTCCCGCAGCAGAAGCGGTAGAGGCTTTGGTTGAAATACCAACGCCGGTAGCTACCCCTGTACCACTAGCGGAAGCAGTAGAGGCTGCCGTAGATATACCAATACCAGTAGCTACACCCGTACCCGACGCTGCAGCAGTGGCGGAGGCAATAGAGATTGCGACGCCTACAGCAGAAGCAGCACCTACTGCCGTAGCAGAGGCAGTTGCGGGTTTGAGACCCGTTCCAGCTGCTAAGGCGACTCCTACTGCTGATGATGCTGCGATAGCAGAGGTTGTAGCTGCACCTACCGCTGTAGTGGCTCCTATCGCAGTAGCTGCGGCTGTAGAGGCTTTAGTTGAAATCCCTACGCCTGTTGCTACACCCGTACCAGTTGCAGCTGCTGTTGAAGCTGCTGTGCTTATTCCTATTCCCGTTGCTACCCCTGTACCCGTCGCTGCGGCGGTACCAGAAAGGATAGTAATGAAGGCTCCTACTACGGAGGAGGCTCCCGTTCCTGCAGAAGTGGCGACGGCGGATAAGATAGTCCCACCAACAACGGAAGAAGCGCCTGTTGCAGTAGCAGCTGCCGTAGAAGCGGTTGTAGAAGCTCCTACGACGGAAGAGGCGCCCGTTCCCGATGCTGCGGCGGTAGCAGATACGGTACTAGCAACCGCTTTCTTGAACGACGCGGTACATTGAAAGGCAGAGGTGGGGCTTACGCTTGTAGAAAGCTGCGGGGTAACGCTTGCGGTACTAGAAACTACCCTACCTTGAACAGAAAGGCACTGGGTTGTTCCGGTTGTATCACTGCCGCTCGTAAAAAATATATCAGGGCTCGTGGCCGAGATTGTCGTGGTGTTAGAAGTAGTCCCGATCGGCCACGTCGTACCGGCGCACATTCCCGCAATAATCAATTCATCAGCTTGCGCTAATGTTCCGGTCGCTGGAAAATCGATCGGCGAGGTTACGTCAGTGGTATTCGCAGGAGCTGCGTCCAAAGGCGAGGACGCAAATGGACCTTCGAATACCAATGCAGCGATACAGAAGTTGTTGGCGCTCGCAGTGATGGTAACATCTACTTGCGTCAGCGTACCGGCATTTGTGACTTTGGAATACCATGCGCGCCCAGTCGCAGCACCGGCATCCGTACCAGCATTTACTGCGGAATAAGAGTTGCCTAGGTTGTCAATGACCGCCGACGACGTATTCTCGAACTGCTCTGATACTAGGACATAGATCAAATCATCAACAGCTACAGAAAATGATCCGGTAGCCACGATAGTGCCAGTAGACATGGTGGTGCCAGCACCACGCAACATGCCCTTGAGCTCACCAAACCCCGTCGAAACTTTCGAGATCGTGATCGACGGGGTTTGTGTGAAGGTTATTCCTGATGTCGCTGCATTGCGTAGGATGCGAAAGCTTACGACATCATCTTGCCCAAGATCAGCCTGTACCAACGTGATCGAATACAGGAACTCGGTGAAGTTGCTCGCCGTGATCTGAAGATCGTCAACTAAGCCATCTTCAGTCGCCTTGCCGGCAACAAATGACCCTGTGCCACCAGTTAGGCGGTTTGTTGTCGCAGCTCCTTCTGT